GACGTTCTCACTAGCCTTGGATTCGTCGATGATCTGTCTACGGACGTTAGGGTTCAAAAGGTTCAGCATTTTATCTCCTTGAGCTTCCGACCATTACGGTCCCGAGCAAGTTGTGCTCGTACACTACCGCATAGCCGATGGCGGTGGTGATGTGCTGATAAGGCTTTGAGTCGTCTTCGATGTAATCCCCGGACTTCTTCAGAGCTGTCAGCCTTAGCCCATCGTGCGTCACGGGAGCCGTTTTGTAAACGAACAAGCGTCTTTCGCCTGCCTCGTTCTGGCAATAGGCGTTCACGATATTGTGGCGCTTCCTTACCGGAGGATTCTCACGAGGGACCTGCATCTCGAAGGTAGCGCCTGAGTTGGCCAGCGTTTTCCTGATGATGTCATAATCCGACACGATGGAGCGCGTGTCACGGGCCTGCCCGGAAGCGTCACCCCTCACCAGTATCTTCGCCCGGTGCGTCAGGATTCCCTTCTCGATCCATGCATCGATGGCGTCCTGAGTCCGGGCGCCTTGTATCACCACCTCGTCGAACCAGTGCCAGGCCTTTCCGTCCCACTGTCCTGCCGCCGATGACATAGGCTTCCCGTGGCCAATGTTAAAGTCGAACGCGAGCACGATCGGAAGGTGGGGCCTTACCTGGTAGGCGGTGTTCAGGTAGTTCTTATCGGCGTCATAGGCCGAATAGATCCGGTCTTGGTCGATCTCGACCCACTCGCCATAGATGTACCTCTGGGCCTCTCGAGGAGCCAAGTCCTGCTTCAGTTGCTCGATATACACGGGATCTAGGAATGGGTTGTCAGTCGTGACCGACTTGAACACCTTTCGAGTTTTGGCCTCGCTGTCGAAAAAGTATTTGTAAACCCAGTGGCCTGGCCCATCCGGGTTCGTGGCGGCGATCAGGATGTTCTCCTTCACCTCTGGGATCCGGCGAAGACGGGCCTTCAGCGTATCGAATGCGGCCTTGTCATCCTCGTTATTCTCGGTGAGCTCCTCGAAGACAACCATTGACAGCTTGAGCGACCTGGCCTTCTTATATTTCTTATCTGACCAGCTTCTCGAGATGATCTCGGATCCGTTCCACCAGGTAACCTTAGCAATCGAGTGGTTCACCCTGTAGTGCTTACCCTCGACGAAGTCTTCCGTGATGTGCTCCAGGATCTCCTTAAAGATCGTGTCCTTCAGATCAGGTAACGCCTTACGCGCTAGACAGACTCTCGCTCCAGGATTCTCGACACAATGACGGACGGCCAAATGAGCCATAAGGATAGACTTTGCGGATCCATAACTGCCAGAAAGGAGAATTTCAGGCGTACCTCGTCCGAAATCCCAGTCATCAAGAAAATCGACGACATCAGACTGATACGGAATAACTCGCGGGTTAAAGTCGCTGAAGTAGGGCTTGGAGTATTGTTCGACTGCTTCACTCATTCCTTCTTCTTGCGCTCATAGTTCATGTTGATCTTGATCGCGCCCTCGTTCTCGACCGCCACCTCTTGCTTGTCAGCCCAACCGCATAGGTTCTTTAGGCAAAAGATCAGCATGGTGTTATCCCCACCCATGGCCTTCTCGATCGCCTTTCTGATCAGCGCGTGTCTGGTGTGGACCATCTTTTGTTGTCGAAACTCGACAAAGCTCACACCGTACTCGTCGCGGATAAAGCGTTCGATGGTACGATCCGAGCAGTCGAAGAACGCAGCCGTATCCAGGAGAGTCGGCTTCTGGCGCATGAAGGCTTCTAGCTTCTTCTTGTCGATTTCAACAGCCACAAAGCCCCCTTGCGCAATGCGTCCAAAATTGCGATAATTGATTCATGGGAACTCGAATCATTAAATTCAATTCATTTAGAAACCACGCCTGGTTTTCCAGGATTTTCAAAAAACTGAAATCACCAGACTTAGATTTTTGTGAATCCTTCATTTCTAAAAATGATTCAAAAGATAAGGCCGAGTTTGAAATGGCGGTTAATCGCGTTTTTTTGAACGCCGAAAAGCCTAAAGCGTGGAAGGAAATGATGGAGTTACTCACCGCTTGTAACTCCTGATTTTTGGAGCGCATCGGTCGGAATTGCACCGCCCTCTTCTGGCTGGACGCCAGACGCAACGCTGTCTTTGCTTGATGCGCGTTTTTTACCCTTATACATTTTCACGCTTTCAGGGATGTCCTTAAAATCAACGAAGCTGAACTTTTTTTCAAGGCTTTTGTCCAAGAAATAAAGATACTTCATCTGATATCCATCAATTGGAACCGCTCCATTTTCTTTTGCGATTGCAGTTCCTCTCCTTCCGTTTTCATAAACTGAATTGTTCAGTGCTTTGTCCGCGATAATTTTTCCGTTTGGCATTTTAAGCAATGAGGTGTTTTTTTTGAATGAATGGAGTTTGAATCCAGAGGCACGGTAAATCGTCCCATCACCACACTGGCAGGCGTCAGCGAAGCTAACAATTACCCTTAAATGTGGATAGGCTTTTTTCAAAATCTTGATTGCGATCGCAAGCGATCTTGATTCGCTGTTTTTTGGAAGCCGATCACTAAAGGCCATTCGATTCAATTCGATTGTCTCATTGAATCCAACCCCTAGATTTTGAGCCATCCTTCGCTTGTCAATTGAAGGCCCGAACTGCATCACACCCTCAAGGCGTCCATTCAAAAATGCCCCGAAATGAATCTGTGAGTTTTGTGTGCTTTTGCCAGAGTAGTGATATAGCTCTACTATCTTCCTGGCGCTTTTTGAGTCAATGCTCTTAATCACAATTTCCTTAACCACGAAGAAAGGACCTCAAAATTGCGGCCAGAGTGTTGCCGTTTTTGTTTTGGTTAATGCCATCCGTGCAATCTTCTGTTTGGCTTGCCTTTTCCATTGCCTGATCAAGAATGTCTTTTTGTTCGTTGCTCAGGATGAATGTTACCTGCTGACAGTCTGGATCTTCGCTTTCAAGATCCGGCAACTCAACTTCGCTTGGGTCAATGGTAAAGTCCTTGAGGCCTAGCATCTCGAGATCGAAGTCCGGGCCCAGGTCTGGCAGGTCCGCATTAATCCCGGCCAGGTCGAGCTCGGACCAAGCGGCTATCGCATTGTCTGCCTGGATGAAAGCATACTCGGCGGTCTCGTCCGCGAACTTCTGGAACACCACAGGCATCGAGTCAAAGCCCGCCTTCTTCCCTGCTAGCTTTCGTCCGTGGCCTGCCACGATACAGCCTGAAAGCTCGGAGATGATGATCGGATGCCTGATCCCGTGGTACTCGTACAGCTTCGCCAGGCGTTCGATCTGCTCGTCTGAGTGCTTGTTCCGGTTCTTCGGGTGATCCTTGAGCTCATGGATGGGAATCATCCGGTCATAGCGACAATGGATATCGGGTGCGTTCGTCATGCTCTGTTCCTCCACTGGACGGTCCAGTCGGCCCCACCGGGGCTCTCTCTCCAGTGTTAGACCATCCACGTCAGGAATCAAAGCCGAACGCATTACCGCACCGCGCCGTGAGAGTAGGCTTTTTTTTCCTAGTGATCCCCTTACCCTATGAACGGGGGAACACGCATGGACCAGAAGCACTACGTGGTCGTAAAGCTGAAGGAGCTCGCGCATGAACTGGGGCGCGTCCCGATGATCTCGGATTTCCAGGCCATCTTTCCGCGCATCCCGGTCGGGATCCTGTTCGGGACCTGGGACAACGCTCTCCGGGCGGCTGGCCTGGTCGAGAAGGAAGAGCCGAAGAAGAAAGACCCATTCCCGGCGATTGATGATCCTGAAAAGATCAAGGAGATCGTTTACTCTCAAGAGCACAGGAACGTCGTCAGGCTTAACCACGCTGAGAAGATCATGGTGGTGGGAGACATGCACCTCCCTTTCGTAAACCTGAACGCGCTCTCGATGGTCTACGCCTTCGCTCAGAAGGAACAGCCGGACGTGATCGTCCAGGTTGGTGATCTTACCGACCAGTATTCAGCATCTAAATTCGCCCGGTCGCTGAACACCTACACGCCGAAGGCCGAGGATGATCTGTCCCGGGAGATGGCCGAGGACTTTTGGAAGACGCTTCAACAGGTAGCGCCTAAGGCGAAATGCTTCCAGCTCATGGGCAACCATGACGCGCGGATCTTAAAGCGCATCGTCGAGAAGTGCCCAGAGGGAGAGCACCTGATCGCCCAGGCTATCCGCTCGAGAATGACTTTCGAAGGAGTGACAACCATCCATGACCCGACCGAAGAGCTCTACATCAACGGGATCTTGTTCATCCACGGCCACTATTCGAAGCTTGGCGCACACCGTGATTTTAACCAGTGTAATGTCGTGTGCGGTCACTCTCACCGTGGTGGGGTTAATTATCGGAGCTATAATGGCGAAACCTTCTGGGAGCTTAACGCAGGCTTCATCGGAGACCCCTATTCGAAAGCACTCTCCTACCGTCCGCAACGGATCCACAACTGGACGACAGGGATCGGTCTCATCGACGAATACGGCCCGCGCTTCATCAGCTTCTGAGGAGGTTTCTATGACAGTCAAGGTAGTGAATAAAAAATGGAAGATCACCGTTCGCACCGATAAAATCCACAACGCTCGCTTCGGCGAGACGCATGGAATTGCCATGCTGGATGATCGGAAGATCCACATCAGGCGCTCGAGCATGAACTCGGAGACGATCCTCCACGAGCTTGTCCATGCTTATCAACACGAGCTGTCGTTTCATGAGCTCCAGTTAGACGACGACCAGGTCGAGGAATGGTACGCCGAGCTGTTCGCGAAATACGGTCGGACCATGATCAAGGACGCTGATCGGCTCCTGGCTTACTACCGGGAGCGGAAGAAGTGAAGCCATGGACCCAGGCGCTCGTCCTGCTCGTGGCGGTATGCTTTAGCCTAGACCAGGTTCGGGACGCCGAGTGTAAGACCTACTGTCGGACCGCTGCCGGGTACGATTCCGGGATGTGGATCGTGAAGCAAAAACGGTGCTGGTGTGGCGACCTCATGGATCAGGACAGGTTGTCAGAGAAGAAGATCATGGCGCCGAAAAAGATCAACAAAGTCAGGAAGACAAGCTTTATGGTCCCGATGAGTGTACCGAGCGAGGACTTCAGGCTTCCTTGGGAATAACTAATTGAGGCTTTTCTTCCGTTCATCTGAGACCACCATCAGGATCGAGCGACAGTCCGCGCATACCCAGGTGTAAATCTTACGGATCACCTGGTCTCCGGTCTTCGTCATTCCGCACTCTTCGCAATAGAACACCACGCTCGATCACCCCCATCCTTCTGACAGCATAGCCCGAAGAAAAGAAAAGGCCAGAACCATTGAAAGGAACACGCATGGTGTTGGTCCTGGCCTCGCTCATCGGATGGGAGCCGACGAAACTTATTTCTTCTTTTTGCTTACGGTCTTCTTGGCCTTCTTGGCTTTGATGGTTTTGGTTACTGCTTTCTTAGCTGCTTTTTTGTTTGCTGGCATTTTCTTTCCCTTTCGTTTGTTGGTTTTAGTTCTCCTTGCAGCGCCCACGGTCTGGGGGGATTCCGTGAGCGTTGCGAGGAACCTAGACAGTAGGCTGTCGAGGAAGCTGAT